TCAGTCTTCCGGTAAGCGGTGATATATTGTGTTGTCAAGTCTTTGTCTAAGTTCTTGTACTTTTTTCTCAACAATTGAAAAATCTATTTTACAATGACATGAGGCATGGTTGGATTTGCAATAGTCCGATAGCTTTAACCTTATTTCTTCATCATCAGAATAAACAATTGATGCGTGTGAGTATATATTGGGGCTGCCAATGGGAGCAGGATTGCCGATATACCGGGGCGAATGACTAACGTCACTTATTCCCTCAACTGCTCTTAAATACAAAACTGGAATTGAAAAAACGAAAAAATTTGCAGGATCCTTAAACTCTGTTTTATTTGCTTTATAGCTTAATCCAATTATATTATAAACTCCTTCAGGGTCAATATGTTGATTCCAATATACTGAAAGGCCGTCAGGATCGGGTTTAAAATGGCTTGGCTTGGGATATCTTTCCGGATGGTCACGTTCTTTTGGGTGCAGGTCTTGAATGTGAACCTGTCTATAAACGTTATGCTCGTCCAAAATTGGTAATGGAGTTAGGAATTGTTTTTCAGTCATACTAGATATTTCATCCAAGCTGCAAAAAAGTCAAAAAAAGTATCTACTGCTATATTGCCTTTAAAAGGCATTTTACCATCATAGAAGTCTCCATAATAGTATGCAACATACTCGTTATTTTCTTGCCTGATATTTACAAGCATCCTAGCATTATCAGTATGCCAATTTAAATCAATGGAACCATCAGGGCACGGGTCTATTTCTGGGGTTTGTATGTAAATGTTCGTTTCTTCCAAACGATTAACATATCGCAGTAAAAAGGTTGCTGCTGCTTGAAATGTAGATGGTTCGATTCGCTTAGCGTTTGCTTCATCCCAGCCCTCTGAAAGTGTTAGCATTTTTTTGGCTTGCGAAAGCGCCTTTTCAATATCAGACTCTTTTTCTTGTGAGTAGATTATCTGGATGTCCTCATTTTCTAAGGGCGGATATTTATAAGAAGGAAAACCTATTGCAAAAGATGATTTTCTTGCTGCACGCCGCATTTGACGTGCAATTGCATGAACGCTATTTTTTACTGGGTAAATATTGGAATGGGATCCTTTAACTTGATAATACTCGCAACTTGGAACTACATGTTTGACTCCCTTTTGAAATTTTGGTTGCACACTCAAAGAAATTACATCCATACCTGATAGGCATTTAAATTCATCTTTGTGACTATCAGGAACTTCGTCATGATAATAACTCAATTTTTTGTCAGAAGTTATCATGGCTTGAATGTTTGTTACTTATTCAGTAATAGTAATAAACGAAATTTGGTCTTTATAATTATCCCGTATCAAATTTTCTTTATCGATAGCTCTTTCAATTTGTTCCTTTAATTTCTTTAAATCGGAAAGGCTTAGGCCAAAGAAGTAGTCCACGGATTCATCATTTTCTTCAGTTGTTAATTTTAGTTGATGAGTAACAAGACCATACCGGCCTTTATCCGACAAATTTTCATTGAATAAAGGTCTTATATCTGTTACAATCCTTGCGTCTCGATAAACACTTTCTCGCTCAGAAGCCAATGAGAAGGCTTTAAATGTCATTTGAAGTTTAAGGACGGATTTTAATAGAAAGACGAGATTACCATACAAACGGTCCTTTTCTTCATCTTTTAAAATATCTCCTTTTTGAGCTATAAATGATTCTTTAATAGCCTCAGCTAATTCCTCGTCTGTATATTTTTCTCCTCGATATCCTCTGAAGCTCCCAAGACTATAAAGAGTTATGTATAAGTCGCGACTAAACTTCTTGTTTGATTTAAAAGCTTCTTCAAACTCGTTTCCAAACGATTGAGGACCAGTTCCCACTGTAACATTCCCCAAAAAATCTGACAACGATTTTGTCTCCTCAGAAGTAAGGGTGCTCAATATTTCGAAGCCTGGAAGGTATGGCGGGGGTATCTGAAAACGAACCATATTGACCAAATATATATAGTTTTTGACAAAATTTAAGTTAAGGTCTTAAATTTTAAACAAGTACTAATATGAATAGTTTATTTTTAATCATCCCACAAGTCGGCAATGATTTAATGAGATTAAATATTATGCAAATTGTAAAATTGACATATATTTCGATGTCCCCTGATTTACAATACGTTAAAGAATATTTAAAAAATTGTGCCAATGAGGCTTATCCTTACCTGAACTACCTGCATTATTGGGCATATTGAATACTTTTTAATATGCCTAGATTAAACAAATGATGAAGTAATTATCTAATATAATCAAAGTTTGGAATATAGCGTACATAAATAGGCGAAATTGATTTGCGACAAGATGTCCCATGGGGCACTGGATATAAGTAAAAGTTTGAGCAATAGTACTTATTAGCCATTAGTAGATAATGCGAAATTGGCTAAGGGCTGGCACGTTAAACTATTTATAATGGAAAGGTAATTGCTCTGTTATATAAAAGGAATACTTCGTTAGTGGGAGAATTTATCTACTTATCAAATAGGCTTCTCCGGCCAAAAATCCCGTGGCGAACATCCCAATAGCTTCGCCAGCTCATTTAGGTGTAAGGTCTTATACTTCGCCCGGAAGTTCGGACTCTCTACCTGGCCTATATATGCGGCAGATATGTTCAGGTGCGCAGCCAGGTCTTCCTGGGATAATCCTTTCTTTGTTCGGATCTCCTTTACCTTGTTTATTATAAACCAGTCTACCTTATTTTTCTGTATCTCCTTTGCCATGTATACCTGCAAGTAAGGGAAAGAATATTTTTATTATCCTAATACATGTATTAGTGTTTTTCCTTAACTTTATAATGCTTACGAGCCTGCTGAACGAACCTGACAAATCGCGAAACACAGGATGGTAAGTGAAGTGCCCAGTCTTATATTTACTATAGGGTTGGGCCCACTTTGTCCTTTGTGTTTCGGCTACCCGTTGGGTAGTGGGCTTTGTCAGGGCCCGTTCGGCAAAGGGTAGGTGGGCTTCAACCCTATAATCTTTTGGCCTCTATTTTAATCCGACATTAGCTCACCTTCTCTTGCAGGCTCATTTACCTTCTGTAACCTAAAACTTTTACATATGGTAGAGCTATTAAACGAATCCGCTTGCAAAATCAACTTCATTGGCAAGACTGCCAACAATCATCCTGACTGGTATAAAACACCGCTCCGGTTAAATGAAAAAGAACGAGACAATCCGCGCCTAATCCTGGAAGAGTTTTTTCAAAGCTATCACCTTAATGATGTAAGGGAAATACTATGGGGCTGGACGGTAGCAGTTGTTTCCAGTCCAAACAGCATTTCGTCGGATCACCTCGACCGCAATAATCATTTCTTCTTTTATGAGAAAATAGAGCAATTGATAGAAGCCTGCTGGATGATCCATTATACAGAAGAACAGCAGAAAAAAGTACCTGTCCTATAATCCAAAATTTCCCTTATGAATAGTGTAGTTGCAGCGGAAGTTTTAAATAAGCCTCCGCTTTGTATTGAGCTGGTTGAAACAGATCCTTTGCGTGCTATCGCCAGGGTTTTTGATAGCATCGATTTCGATTGCTTTCGGTTAAACCTTAACAGGTGGTTTCATGCTGCCATTGAGAATCAAAATCATGTTTATGAAGAACATTGTCACCGGCAAGGGCTGCAAACCTTGTTTGTAGACCTGGAACTACTATTGGAAGCTCTTTATGTAATCCATAGAAATGAACTATTAAGTAGCCATCCTTTAGATGGCAAAAAAGATGTAAAAGAACAATCCGCTGGGCTGGATAAAGTTTACTTTTTAACTCAAGATCAAGCATACAATCCATACGAAGTGCTTCATTCTCTTTTCAGCAAGTTTTCAATGATCTATATCAGGCGCGAATTAAATGATTGGTTACAGGCTGGAATTGATATTGATGAATCGGATAAGGTACAATTAAAAGCTATCAGAGTGTTGCTTACTTATAATGATCTGGAATGTCTTTTGGAAGCGGCTTACCACTATTACAAAAGAACAGTAAAGGGGTATAGAAAAATGGAAGCCAATAACATGGCTATGCTTTAAAATACCGCCATGTGCGCCTCGTTTTTTTTCTTTTGGCCAGCAATGCAGTTTTACAGTTTCTGTGTTACATTCATTAACGTGTTCTGTTTAATAATTGAGACGGTCAGCACTGTCATTCAGTCATTGGAGATTTAGCTTTAAGTAGCTTCGTGTATAGTATAATCAGCCTGCCCGCAAGGTACAAACCGGCTTGTGGTTCACAGAAAGTGCCAGCATTTATGAAGCCTTGTTTTTTAAATGGATGCTGTAAGAATGAACCCATAGCCGATAGGCTTATTGTCTTTCAAATAAACAAAAACGACTCCGGAGTTTTTGTTCGACTAAAATCCGTGTTGTGATACAACACTACATCTGGCCGATAGCAGCCTGCCTGGCTTTCTCACCGCCGCGAATGGGCAGTTATTAAAAGAAGTTCGAAACATGACTGGCGGCATAGCTGTCGCTAAATACATATGTGCCACAGGAATTAAACAGTGAAGAAATTGTTTTGCGCCTGGTTTCCCTAGCTTATGGGTTGTATCGGCTGCTAACCCACCTCACTTAACCGTTGTGATATAAATGAATCCCTGAATTTATGTCAGTCGATTTTGAAGTAAAACAGTCTTAAATTTATGATAACGCGAAGCATTATACCGCAACTTATTTGTGATACAATTTCGCACAGCAAAATAAGACTTAGCTAAAAAGAATTATTCAAACAGAACATCATCTTTGGTCACACTGGTTTTTAAAATGCGACCCTTTCAATTTCTGAAATAGTGAAACCTCAATAATACAGCGCTGCCTTTTTAATTTTATTACTGCGGAAATGGTTGTGTAGTTCTAATTAAAAAGGGTAGTGTGATGGGTGAAACTGAAGATGAATTTTTGAAATTAATAGCATCATTAATTGTTCAGGTAATACTTAACGAAAATGAAGATAGCCATCGGATACGTCCGGATCAGCAAAAAGGACCAGTCAATGTACTCCCTGGATGCGCAGGAGAACCTGGTCAGGGAATATTGCCAGAGAAATAATGTTTCCATCTCCGCCATCTTCCGGGATGATGGCGAATGTTCTGATACGTTCGACCGGCCCGATTACATAGCGCTAGAAAAATTTATCAAAGCACATAAAGGACAGGTAAATTTCCTGATCATTAAAGACCATGACCGGTTCAGCCGGAATCTCAGTGAAGCGCTGGCTAAGATTGAGCACCTGGAAAAGAAGTTTGGCGTTAAGGTAGTGGCTATTGATGAACCAATTAACATTGATACAACGGACCCAAGCATTTTTCTTAGCAGGGCTTTCAAGTATTTAATGGCAAATCATGAGCTGTTAAACATCCGGAAAAGAACCACCCAGGGTATTCGAAATGCCATTGCTTCCGGCAGGGTAGTAAACAATGCGCCATTCGGGTATAAAAACATAAGAGATAGCCAGGGCAAACCTACTTTGCAAATAGACGAAACAAGAGCGCCGATCATCCAGTTTATATTCCAGCAATTCATAAGTGGCGTTACTCCCTTCCTCATAGCAAAAGAAGCGCGTAATAGAGGTTTTACAAGGTCTGGCAACAGCGCTTTAATGCGGGTGCTTACAAATCCCGTTTATGCCGGCTTATTACGCCTGCCTGCCTATAATGGAGAGCCGGAAAAATTGGTCAAGGCATTGCATCCGCCAATAATCAATGAGGCGGATTTCTGGATCGTCAACGATAAGCTAAATAATCAACCGAAATACCGCTCAAGGCCAAGGGAAGATTTTCCCTTGCGTGGCATCGTTAAATGTGATTGTGGCTGGCACCTGACAGCCAGTTTCAATAAGGGCAAGAGGCAATATTATATGTACTATAGCTGTCCAAAAGAAAGAAACCGGAATTACCGCGGCGAACGAATGCATGAATTAATTGAAAAGGTGCTGGTGGGATTGAGTTTTACTCCACAGCAAATTGAAAAGATCAGCAGGTATGCGAAGGAAAATCTGGATCAGGAAACAAAGGACAGGAAATTGCTGAAGGACTCTCAGGAGCAAAAATTAAAGGAAGTAAAAACCAAGATAGAGAAGTTGGAAGAGCGGCTAATAAACGACGAGATCGAAACCATCACCTACAAAAAATGGTTCACCAAATTATCCGCCGAAAAAGGAGTATTGGAAACGGAAATTAGTAATCTAGCCAAAAGCCACACAAACATTTTTGAAAAGTTGCAGCAGGCAATGCCTGTGTTAACGAATCTCAGGAATCTATATCTGAAAATCTCTCTGGCCGGTAAACAGGCTCTTTTAAAGAAGGTGTTCGAAGGTGGTCTCACATATGACGGGTGTACGCTTCGAACACCCCGCATACACGCGGCTCTCGCTCACAACTATAATAGCATCAACGAAAAAGGGCTTCTCTTGTTAGAGAAGCCCTCGAGTGATTTTACTCTTTCAGAAGCTTGTACCGCGTACGGGATTCGAAAACCTTGCCTTATGTTTTTTTCTTTTACCCATTCACTGTATATATTTGAGTTCAATTAAATATAGTTTATAGTTATTATTACTATGTCTTACTTTTTGGCTGTTTTTAATAACTGTTCTTTTAAACTATTTATAAGTTCTTCCTGTGTTTCATTTAATTTTCTCAGGTCAGCAATTCTTACTTCCAGTTCCCGATTTATTATCGTCAATTTTTCGTTTTCATTTTTTATATCAATAAACTGTGGGTGTTCTTCATTTTTTGGTTCTAACGGTTGATTCAGGAATGGGCCTTCATTTGTATCGAGGAAACTGTTATTTACATTATACTTTGTAGCAAGAATAAATTTCGCAAAGTCAATTTTATTCTTAGGAACACCCCTTCCGCCTTTTAGAATATCGCTCAAATTACTTGGTGGCATTTCAATTTCCTTTGCCAGATTCTGTTGTGATAATTTTCCCTCTTTATATAAGTATAAAACTACTCTGGTAAATGCTTGATCAAAAAGTGTTTGAGTGTAATTCTTCTTATCCATAAATTTTATTTGATAATAATTTGGTAATTAATTACCAAAACGCTTATATTCGTGTTGTGTTACGGTTTTGGAATCTTTTGGAAATTTTTGGTAACATTTTGGACTATTCAATACAAGAGTAGTTATAAAAATTATTTGAAACAAGAATGACAAAGAAAGAATGGAAATGCAAGCGAAAACTTTTGCCTGCTAATTATGTGAAACTTGTTATGCAACTTCTTGATAAAGACGGTGTTGTGTCTAATTATACTCAGGTTTATGACGTTATTAGGGGAAAGAACAAAAACACAATTTTAACATTTAAGGTGTGGGAAAAAATTTCATTAGTTCAAAAAGAACATCAAGCCCTTATTAAGAAGTTAAAAGCTTTAAAGTAATTAGTCATCCGTGTATTTGATAATTAAATGATAAGCAATTACCAATGAATATTGCTGATGAAATAAAAGGCATTAATGACCAATTGGAAAGGATATGGAATGTTGTTAAGCATTATCCTAACAACATTGGGTTTGCTTCTAATCTTGATGCGGAAACTAAGAAAATGAAAAGAAGAACTACTAAAGATGATATAAAGGTACAGCTAATTAAGAATTGGAATAAAGATCATCCACATTACAAAATTAACAACTGACTATGGATAAATTAATCCTGCATTGTTTAATCATATTTACTTTGATTATAGCCTACATCTGTTACCGGATTTATATAGATGCAAATATGAAAAAAACGGAAACAGAGCAGTCTTATGATCCTGCAATTATCGTTGATGCCAAAAAATTAATTCGCCAAGAAATAGGCTTTTTAAAATGGTTTGGGTATGCGAAAAAGAAAATCCTTAAGAAAATCAAGCATAAAGAATTTTCGAGTTTGGCAAACCTATGATGTAATGCCATTCGGTACTTATAAAGGAAAAACACTCAAATATATTTCGGAGGTCAACCCGGGATACCTTGAATGGTGGAAAGAGGAAAAGAAGGTCGTATTCTCCAACGAACTTTTATTATTAATCACTTACTATAAAAACATTGGACAATGACTACATTTTCACAACCTAATGCGCTTAAATTATTTAAAGATGCGGTGAAAGGAAGGCGGTTGTACTTGCTGTTTTATTCCGCATCATTAGAACCCACTGCAAAGGTATTCTGTGTTGAAATTTCTTTAGAAGCATTTGAAATGTTGCTTATTGGCCATAAGGTTAAATCATTTGAGGCAGAATTTGACCATGTTGTTACAATTGAAAATATCATAGTATAAATGGTGATCCCGTATTTGTATTTGAACATTAGTTCTTTTAATAGTCGTTTTTAGGGGTCAATATCCTGGTTGAGCGTACTGGGGTATTTCGCCAGGTGGAGCAGCGGTAGCTCATTCGGCTCATAACTGAAAGGTCGCGGGTTCGATCCCCGCCCTGGCAACTTGTTCATAGGAAAGGTTAATTGGGTGCCAGCGGTGCACACTGGCCGCTGGTTTTTTAAGATTCTTGTCCGTAGCTGCGAAGGACATTAATATGCCGCAGTGTAGCCGGAATTGTATGTTGAGTTGTTCGTCCGGCTACTTTTTTTAATACTCCATTATAAGTAAGCATGAAAAACACTGATCCAATTTATGATGATGATAATAACCCGCAGATACCTTCTTCAGTGATGATTTTGGCAGTTTTAGGAACGGTGATTTTCCTTATCCTAATTGCAGGCGTAATCACCATAGCAAAAATTATTCAATCCCAACCTTAATTAACTCATTTGTGCGGCTTTCTGAAAATTCAATACAACAGGTTCGTGAGGCTTCAATTGTTGATGTTATAAAACATTATATCCCACTAAAGCATGTGGGTAGCAATTGGAAAGGTGTTTGCCCATTTCATGATGAAAAGACCCCATCTTTCACTGTTAATGATATTAAAGGAGTTTATAAATGTTTTGGGTGCGGCGCAGGCGGTGATGCAATTGGTTTTATTATTTCAAAAGAACGGGTGGAATTTTACCAGGCGGTCGAGATGATTGCCAAAATATGTAGCATTCCACTAGAATATGAGGAAGTTCCAGATAAGGAGAAATTTGAAAAGCAAAAATCTGAACGTGAGAAACTTAAACAAGTGGTGAGGTATACAGTTGAAAGATATAAGGAATCTTTATGGAACTTACCTGATGAACACCCTGTTCTAAATTACTTGTACAACCGAAATATAACCAGGCAACTTATTGCAGAATGGCAGTTGGGTTGGGCTACAGAAGAATGGAGTTTTATTTCCACGGATATAATTAATAAAGGTTGGTATGATCAAGGAAGTAAATTAGGCATCATAAAGAGAACAGCTTCGGGAGATAGGAATTATGATGGATATAGAAGTCGTATAACAATTCCAATTACTAATAAGTATGGGGAGTATATTGGAATGGGGGGAAGATTTTTTGAAATTGATTCAGCCGATAAGGGGAAAGATTTTCCAAAATATATTAATCCCCCGGAAAATGAGTTATACAATAAAAGTAGTGTACTGTTTGGTTTAAGCAGAGCCGATAAAGCAATAAGTTATGAAGGGTTTGCCTTCCTTGTTGAGGGATACTTTGATGTAATCAGCCTGCACGCTAATAAAGACAGTAACACAGTAGGCACATGCGGAACTGCACTGACAGATCAGCAGGCTGTGCTGTTAAGGAAGTATACAAATCACGTTGCGGTACTTCGTGATGGTGACGATGCTGGCCGCAAGGCAACAGTAAAAGACCTTTTAATATTACTTCGTGCTGGTTTTAAAGTGGACGTAATTCTACTTCCTAAAACAGATGATCCTGATAGCTATACTCAAAAATTAATTGCTAATCATTATAGGGCTGGCACCGTTGAAATTTATGACGGCGTTATGTGGCAGATTGATATGTACATGAAGTATGTAGCAAATGATGAGTTTAAACTTGGAAAAGCGCAGGAAGCCGTGTTAAATATTTTGATGACCATCCCTAATGAAATTATTAGAAACAATTATTTCGATAGTATAATTAAGAAATACAAATGGCAGAAATCAAACCTACAGAAGCAACTTAATTTATTGATTGAGAAGGAGCAGAATACAGATGAAGATACGGGTGAAAGTAACCTTGACAAAATGCCGAAGTGGATGGATAAAGAACAGTTCCTGCAGCAAGGTTATTGCATAGTTAATAATAATAAAAGAACAGGGTATTATAGCTTTGGAAGCGGTGGACAGATAGAGATTACCAACTTCATAATTAAGCCACTTTTTCATATATACGCAGGGAAGGAAAGCCGGCATCTTATACAAATAGATAATGGTAGAAAAAAGGCGGTATTAGACATTGAGAGCAAAGCGCTAGTAAGCATTGATCTTTTACAGCAGTATGTTGTGTGTGAAGGCCCTTACATAATTTATGGGAACAAAGGTCAGATGTTAAGGATTGCTACCAATCTATTAGGTCAATTTCCACGCTGCAATGAAGTGAAATTTCTTGGATGGCAAACGCCGGGCTTTTTCGCTTTTGTTGATAAAATATATATTCCGGGTTCAGGATTGTATGAACTAGATGAGTGGGGTATTCTGAAATTTGGCGACCAAAATTACCTGGTTCCTGCAGCAAGTGCCGCATACCGTGAATTGCAGGCTACCGGCGAAGATCCATACGAGAACGACCGTTACTTAACATTTATAAAAACGGACTTAAACTTTTCTTCATGGGCTTCCCTAATGAACCGCGTGTTCTTAGAAAAAGGCCCTGTTGCAATTGCTTACGTAATTCTAACCATCTTCCGTGATGTAGTGTTTGATGTTGATAACAACTGCCCACACCTTTATGGATTCGGTGAACGAAGCTCTGGAAAAAGCAAATGGGCCGAAAGTGTTATGGCCTTGTTTTACAAGAAACGGCCTGCTTTCAATTTGAACTCGGGAACCGATTTCGCATTTTTCAGTTATATGCAACGGTTCATTAATGCACCGGCTGCATTAAATGAGTTCGATGAAAAGGTAATTAAGCCTGAATGGTTTCAGGCAATTAAGGGCATATTCGATGGCGAAGGCCGGCAACGTGGTGTCATGGGTAGTAAAAATCGTACTGAGATAATGAAGATTCGTAGTACGGTAATACTTATCGGCCAATACCTGTGCACCATGGACGATAACAGTATTGTTAGTAGAAGTATTATTGAGGGCTTTAACGAGCGCGAGCTTTCAGAGGAAGATAAGAAGCAGTACGATAAACTAAAAAAACATGAAGATGCCGGGCTAAGCAATATACTAATTGAAATTTTACAGCACCGGCAATTCTTTAAAGAGAAATACAGCGTGTCTTTTAATGCCAACCTAAGTGAGTGGCGAAAAAAGGCAGCGGATTCAGGTAAGGATGGTGCATTTAACCAGCGCGTTGTTCAAAACTGGTGTCACTTATTTACCTGCTGGCAATTGATAGCTAACCACATTATTCTGCCTATTTCCAATAAGTCGTTTGAAAGTTACTGTTTTGATAAAGGAATGCAATGGAGTTCATTCATGAAAAGCAGTGACACCCTCAGCGAGTTTTGGAATACTGTTTCCTTCCTGGTTGATCAGGGCATGGTAATAGATGGGTGGGATTATAAGATTGAAACAACTACTCAGATTCGAATTAGGAACGGAAGGAAGGAAGAATATACACATCCATTTAACGAGCCTACCAAGATCGTTTATATGCGTATGAATAATATTCATAAGCATTATCAACAAGCATACCGCACACGTACTGGTAAAGAAGGTATGACAATGGAAAACCTGCTACATTATTTCAGCAGCAGGAAGTATTTTCTTGGCGCCAGCAAACAAAGCAGGTTTAAACGATGGGTAACTAAAACTGAGAATGTAACCCGTACTGGCGGTTTAACGACAACTACAATCCCTGAAACGCATAAGGTTGAAGAAAGCATTGTTAGCAGTTCTTATGTGTTCCTGTACGAGGATCTTGGTTTGGATATAGAGCGCGACCAGGTGCAAGAAGAATTCAATTCTGGAACTGGGTATGTACCCATACCTGATGCTGATTTTGATGATTTGAAGGATAATCAAGGAAGCCTACCATTTAATTGAACCTTGATTTTAAAATGCCAAAAAATGAGCCTACATGTGCCTACAACTATAAATAAGTGAAAATCAAATTAATAATATTTAAATGCTGTAGGCACACCCATTGTTTTTGTAGGCACGCGTAGGCCGTTGTAGGCACGTAGGCACGTAGGCACACAGAATTCATTGCCATTTTGTAAAAAATCGGTTGTAATAAAATACATCAAACCCCGGCTACTGGTAAGTGTAGCATTTTTAAAATGGAACAAAAACCACTCATCATTGATGGTAATAATGCAAAAAAGCTTTTTCCAAAATCTTCAGATGAATGGAAAGCTATCCTTATTGAAAATTTCGGGAAGGATTTTTTCAATGAAAAAATAACCGACAGGGTAAAAACATTTGAAGATGCCTGTTTGGTCATTGGCATCGATCCGGCTGATGTATGTCATGAAGCCGACGAACCGGATGATGTTGCATATAAGAAATTGAAGGTTATTGCCAGGGCTCTAAACGAAGGTTGGGAACCAGACTATAATAATAGCAACCAACGGAAATGGTTCCCCTGGTTTTACATGGACAAACCCGGCTTTCGCCTGCACGGTTGCGATTACGCTTACTCGATTACGCCTGTCGGCGCCCGCCTTGTGTTTAAATCAGAAGAATTGGCACGTTACGCGGCTAACCAATTTTTGGTCTTGTACAGTAACTACTACGAATAGGAAAACTTCAATATTCACCTGTTAAATTCTTTTTTGAATATTTATGAAAAAGATTAAAACGTTTGAAGGCGCATGCAAAGTTTTGGGCCATGATCCAATAAAGGTTCTTCCTAAAGTATCGTCTTTCCCAAAAGCTCACCAAAAGGCGCTAATCGCAACCGCCAAACTTATCATTATCAATGAGGCTTTGAATTTTGTTGATAATGGCAAAAAGAAATGGGTCCCTGATTGGAATAACACAAGTGAATGGAAATATTATCCATGGTTCTGGATGGACAAACCCGGCTTTCGCCTGCTCGGTTGCTATTACGATTACTCGCATACGAATGTCGGCGCCCGCCTTGTGTATCGTACACGATCCCTGGCGGAATACGCCGGGAAGCAGTTTGCAGCGCTATATAAGGATTTAATGGTTCTTTAAAAATAATAGGTTGTGTACTGCTGTGGCTGGCAGGGTTTCGAGTTCCGGCTTTCGCCTGAACGATTGCAATTACGATAACTCGAATACGAATGTCAGCGCCCGATTTGTGTACCCTTATAGCAGTACAGACCTTGCCTCTTGGCAAAAAATAACTTTTAATAATAGGATGCTGGTACTGAAAGGGAATGTTTCCTATCAAACACAAGGCCTGTAATGAAACGAATTGGTAAATTATACCAGGAGATTTGCAGCATTGAAAATCTAACCTTGGCTGATGCTATCGCCCGTAAAGGCAAATCCAAACAATATGGCATTAAGATCCATGACCAAAATCGTGAGGCCAATATTCAGGCGCTGCATCTGGCTCTCGTGGGTAAGTCTTACCAAACATCAAAATACTCCACCTTCAAAGTATATGAACCAAAGGAGCGGGAAGTATTCCGACTTCCTTATTATCCTGACCGCATTGTACATCATGCTATAATGAATGTCCTGGAGCCGGTATTTATCTCCGTATTTACTTCTGATACTTATTCATGTATTAAAGGGAAGGGCATTCATGCGGCCGCCAGAGGTGTTAAACGTGCACTGAAGGATGAGGCCGGAACAACATATTGCTTGAAGCTGGATATAAAGAAGTTCTACCCTTCGGTAGATCATGCCGTACTGAAGCAGTTACTACGCAGGAAGTTTAAAGACCAGAACCTTTTATGGTTGCTGGATGAGATCATCGACAGTGCTGATGGTCTGCCGATAGGCAATTATCTCAGCCAGTACTTTGCGAACTTTTACCTCACTTATTTTGATCATTGGATTAAAGAGGTTAAACGGATAAAATATTACTTCCGTTATGCGGATGATATTGTAATCCTACATCAGGACAAAAACTTTCTCCATACCCTGCTAACAGAAATTACCAGCTACCTAAAAGAGCAGTTAAATCTTACAGTTAAAGAAAACTTTCAAGTGTTCCCGGTTGTTTCCCGAGGCATTGACTTCGTTGGCTACCGGTTTTATCATAAGCATACATTACTTAGAAAATCCATAAAACAAAATTTTGCCCGCATGCTGGCGCGACGCCCGAATAAATTATCCATTGCCTCTTATTATGGATGGGCTTGTCATGCCGACTGCAGGCACTTACTTAAAACCTTACTAAGCAATGAACGCATTCAAGGACTTCAATATAACCTCATCCCAAAAAGCCTTTACCGGAGACAAAATAAAGATCGACAGGATACTGAATCGGGAGATAGTTGTAATGGACTACAAGATCGAAAAATCAAGGTATGATAAAGGCAATGGGAAATGCCTATACCTGCAAATTGAATTAAATAAAACAAAGCATGTTGTATTCACCGGGTCAGCCGGTTTAATGGACCAAATAGAAAAAGTGCCTAAAGATAGAATGCCATTTACAACAACAATAGTTAGAGAGAATGAACGATTCGAATTCACTTAATATTAAATCAACCACATGCCACTATTAAGAAAGTACGAACAATGGCAAAAAGATTTCATTAAAGAGAATGCTGGTAGTATGACACTTAAGCAATTGTCTGAAAAATTGAACATGCCAATTGGAACCATACATGCGTACTGTAAGGATAACAATATTTTGACGAGAAAGGCGCATAAAAGATTAGTGGAAATTGATAAGCCAAAACAAAAAATTGTTCGTCCGCCAGCAATTTACTCTCAGTCAGGTTCTCCATATGGTATTGCAAATTTAACAATTGGCGTTTCACTTATTTCAAATTCAAACATACAATGAACGAACCGCTATTCATAATCGTTGACTTATTTTGCGGCGCTGGTGGAACAACGACAGGTTTTGTTCAGGCAGAGTTGGAAGGAAGCGGAATAGCAAAGGTAATTGCCTGCGTTAACCACGATCCAAAAGCAATTAAGTCACATTGGGCAAACCATCCGGAGGTTAAGCACTTCGAGGAAGATATCCGGACGCTTGATCTTACCGAATTAACGGCATTGACACGTCAATATCAAACCATGTACCCGGATGCGTACCTGATACTTTGGGCCAGTCTGGAATGTACCAATTTCAGCAAGGCGAAAGGCGGGCAGCCACGCGACGCAGACAGCCGGACGTTAGCAGATCACCTCCCCCGGTATAGAGCCGCATTAAATCCTGATTACATTATGATTGAAAATGTGGTAGAATTCATGAGTTGGGGACCGCTCGATGCAAACGGCAAACCAGTTTCCCGAAAGAACGGCCAAGATTGGATGCGGTGGCGCGAAGTTATGAAGGGCGAAATTTTTCCGAACAGTAAAGATTGGTGGTATGTAGATGAATGGAAAGAACTGAACAGCGCGAACTATGGCGCTTATACATCGCGTAACCGGCTGTTTGGCATATTCGCCAAACCAGTGTTACCCATTGCTTGGCCTGAACCTACACACGCAAAGAACCCTTCCAAGTTCAGCCTACATGGCGATCTGCAACGCTGGAAGGCCGTTAAAGAGGTGTTGGACTTTTCCGATGAAGGAGAAAGTATATTCACAAGGGCAAAGCCTTTGTCGGATAAAACACTGGAAAGAATCTATGCAGGACTGCTAAAGTATGTGGCCAAAGGCGATACTTCGTTTATCAGCAAGTATTACAGTGGGAAGCCAGCCGGTAAAGTGAATAGCGTAAATCAGCCATCGGCTACCGTAACGACATTTGGCAATTCTTCCCTCGTTCAAGCTGTTGGGTTTACTGCTCAGTCTGTCGATCAGCCAGCAGGAACGATCACTACGGTTGATCATCATTCGTTGGTTAAGGCTGCATTTATTCAACAAAGGAATTCTGGCGAACCCGAAAGTAAACTTGTTGACATAGATGGCCCTGCTCGGACCTTGACGGCTACCGGGGGTAATCAAGAGCTTGTGCAAACACGTTTCTTAAAACATTATTATAGTAATGGCGGCGAGCTTTCTTCTATTGAAAGCCCATCGGCTACAATAAGCACACGTGACAGGTCTGCTGTTGTTTCGGTAACAAATCATAACAATCAATCTATTGAGCAGCCAGCGGGGACCATAATGACGAACGATAAACACAGTGTAGTTAATTGTGAGCCGTTCATTATGCCGACCAATTATGATAATAAACCGGTATCAACCGATCAGCCAGCTCCTACTATAACTGCAAATCGCAAGCACCATTATTTAATTAACCCTGCATATGGGGGGCATGCTATTACAACCGAAGGACCATGCCCGGTTATTGTTGCTCGGCAGGATAAAGTTCCGCTTTACCTGGTGCAAGCTGAAGAAGGATTAGTTGCGGTACCAATATACCCAGGTGATAGTGAGATAATGATCAAGATAAAAGAATTCATGGCCATATTCAACATCGCTGATATAAAGATGCGCATGTTCAGAATTCATGAATTGCTACGTATACAAGGTTTTCCGTTAGGTTATAAACTAGAAGGAAGCCAGGAAGACCAAAAAAAGTTTGTTGGAAATAGCGTAGTGCCGCTGGTTGTGAAGAAGTGGACAGAGGCTTTAGCATCGCGATTAATTGAAACATACAATCAAAAAATTGCATAATGAGTAAAATAGAATGGACTAACCGCACCTGGAACCCGGTAGTTGGCTGCAGCAAAGTATCAGCTGGCTGCAAAAACTGCTATGCGATACGGATGGCCTGGCGCCTGCAGCATATACCAAACTCGAAGGATAAGTACGCTGGCACGGTAGAAAAGACTGCCGGCGGGCAGTTGAATTGGACCGGTAAGGTAAATATTATTGAAAAGGAATTTGTGAAGCCGTTTACCTGGAGGAAACCTTCTATGGTATTTGTAAACAGCGAAAGCGACCTGTTTCATGAAAGCGTTCCTTTCCAGGTTATAAGATCGCTATTCGGTGTTATGTCAGTTTGCAAAGAGCACACATTCCAGATTCTTACAAAGCGGCCGCAAAGGATGTTAGATTTTTTCGAATGGCTAAAATTGATGGACCCTGAGTGGCAAGATGATCCTGCGAATTATGCTTATGACTTGTGTGTTGAATATGGAATTGAAACCGGGTGTGGAAGTGCTTTTGAAACCGATGCATGGCCTTTGAAAAACGTGTGGTTGGGTGTAAGCGTTGAAGATCAAAATACCGCCAACGAACGTATCCCGCTACTCATGCAAATACCCGCTGAAGTTCGGTTCCTTTCATGCGAACCGCTGTTAAGTACTATCAATTTTACATTAAAATATAAGATAGGTCCGTCAAACCATTGGACCGAAAACTATGATGTACTGTTAGGCAACAAATATTCATATGACTTAGGTAGTAAAGTCATTGCCACTAAAATTGATTGGGTAATAGCAGGGGGCGAATCCGGAAAAGATGCGAGGCCACTGCACCCGGAATGGGTCAGGTCAATAAGGAACCAATGTAAAACCGCTGGAACCCCTTTCTTCTTTAAGCAATGGGGTGAATGGAAGCCTTATGAAGATGGCGACCTTTCAACTTTTGATACTGGTACTTTTGTTGATAAACCAGGCGAATGGGGGGATCATCCCGTAGGCACATTCACTTGTATACACGGAATTAATTGGGGTACTCCTATGTCAAGGGTTGGCAAAAAGAAAGCCGGCCGCAGTCTCGATGGCCGGCAATGGAACGAATTCCCATTAACTAGTAAACTTTTGCCTACTCCCGATGATCCAGATTTATTCTTTACTGGCGGTGATTATTAACCTATAAATAAATTGAAATGCCAGCATATAGTTTTAAACAACGCTTCGTGCCTTTCGTTGAAGATGGCAGCAAACCACACACTATACGAGGCCGTAGGAAAAAAGGCTTTGCCAAAAAAGGTGATATCCTTTATCACTACTTTGGACTCCGTACAAAATGGTGCCGCAAACTCCGCGAAGAGATCTGCACCAACGTACGCACTATCATAATCACAGCAACAGACATATACCTAATTAGCTACCGAATAAGCGATAAGGATGTACAGATTGAAGAAGATCACTTAAATGCGCATGGTAAACCAACCAATGGTATCAGGTTGGATGATACACTGCGTAACACTTTTGCATGGCACGATGGCTTCCGGCCTGAAGGATCGACCCGTGATCAGCCAGGGGATGCCTTCAACTTAATGATTCAGTTTTGGATCAGCACACATCAATTGCCTTTTATTGGGGACCTTATTGACTGGCTGCCAACCGAAGAAGGGCTAAAAAAAGCTAAATGTATAAGCAATGACAAAAAAAGTAATCAATTGGCCAACTAATTTTAATAATAAACTGGCCTGTGATTGTATGATTCATATTGATATTGCACCAAAAGCACACGTATCGGCGCATGTACTTGAATCAACAATAATTGAAATTATAATAGCTGATGAAAGCTATCCGGCAACCAAATGGAAACTTGAATCTATTTACCCTTTAAAGTTGTTTCAGCTAACTTCAGTAAGTTCTATGCCGTCACATGGAATGGAAAGCTTTGAATTTGCGAAATGGTTTCTGACAAATAATGTGGGGGCGAACTCGCAAACAGAAATAGCAATATACTATTATCGAAAAATGAAAGAATAGGCTGAATGTCAAAGAATTTCACTATTAACATTCCTACTAAACCTTATCTGGCAAAGTATATTGCCAGCCGTTATGGGCATCCTGTTATGCTCAATAATAATACGCTCCTTGGTATCGTTGTATTAAGCTTACTTCAAAAGAAAGTATGTACGCATCTTAATTTACGCGACCAACACCTTCAGTTTAGGACGTTTACAACCCAAATTACATTCCTTGCACCTTGGCGGTATATGAGCCATTTTGGAGTTGATTTATCTGATGATCAAATTATTCAATTAAACCGTGCCTGGGATTCTCAGTTTGATGAAGAATTATATTATCATTGCCTACGTTCAATTAATCATGCCAGCCGTTATAAAGGATACAATGAGGCAATTGAACAATTTGCAGAAAATCATGGTATAATTATCGGGGTAGACACCACCTTTGAATGTCTAAAGAAAACTGAATACCGATTCAGAAGAACTCTTGAAGAAAATTTATCGAGAAATGTCCTCTCGATTCAAGACTGTAAAATTCAACAAGAAAAAAAATTATCGAGAAATGTCCCCTCGAAAAATGTCACAAACCCTCCTTCTCTTTTTGATTAATCTCCTTTTTAATTTCTTGTCCTTTCCTCTGAAGTTATACAATGCGAATTTGCATTTGTGTATTACAACAACATCTATACGCCTGTGCAGCATCTACGCCGGCCTACTGTTCGTCCTGGTGGGTTGTGTTGGATTGTTTTTGCATTGTGGCAGGATGTTGACTTATGGCCGCAAGTTGATCCTTTAACAGGATTGGCAAAAACGCCAATAGCGTTGAAAGCCGGAAAAACCTGGTATGAGTGTCAGGTAGTGGATAAGGGCAGAATCTTTAATGAAACTGAAAAGAAATCATCCGCCGGCCATTATTGGGAAATGCAGGTTGTGGGGTACCTGGGTGGTAATAATTCTAGTAATACAATTAATGCCGATGTAATGACATTCAACGACTATGTTGTAATGTTCAAAGATCGTGATGGTCAGATTAGATTTCTTGGAAATGCTGATACAGGAGCAGAGGTAGAATTCACATATACAAGTGCTGATAATAGTACCAGTAGGAAAAGAACTATAAACTTTACCTGGCAGCATATACTGCAGGCTCCTATTTACGTGGGTAACCTTGATGATATATTGGATGATATTATAACCCCGCCATTCGCTGGTGTTGGTGATTTTAACGATGATTTTAGCAATGACTTTAATATATGAGCATGAAGAAATTAATTCTGTCAATCACAATTTTGTTGAGTTTTGTAACTTCTTATGGGCAAATACCAACTGACACATCTGATTTACGGACAAAGATTAATAGTTGGATAGTAACAAATGGCACAAAACAAATAACTGCAACTCAGGTTAATCAGCTATTTAATGGGGTTGCCAGCCTAATGAAAGCCTATGCAATCGACAGTGCATATAGAATCGCTGATACTCTTTTTTTAGTTCGGCGGGGGGGATTTACAACTATAAAAGTTACTCTTAATACAGGCGGTGCACCATCTGAAACAGATCCTACAGTACCAACCGTTGCTAAAGCATTGACAGGCTCAGATACTTCGCGTTGGAATAATAAGCAGGATGCTTTAGCAGCCGGTTCGGGCCTGTCTATTGTCGCAAACGTAATAAGCGCGGGGACTACTACCGCCCAATGGAATGCTGACAAATTACAAGGAAATAACATTAGTGCAACGTCACCCACAACGGGGCAAATATTAAAATGGAACGGGAGCGCCTGGGCACCCGCTAATGAAAGCGGAGGAAGCGGAGGTGACTCTTCAATTTTTGCTACACGATACAGGGTCGATACAGCTATTGCTAATGTAAGGGGTGAAATGCCACGAGTCGACAGTGCTTACACCATAGGAATTATGTATGATAGTTCCGCATGGGGAAGTGCATCGAGTTCGTTTACTGTTACGGGTAGCCCAACGATAAACGCAAACAAGATTCGGCTACCTGCGGGAGCAAAGATCAATTGGTTGCATGCATCGATGCTGGAGCAAGAAACGCTCCAGGTTGATTTTAAATACAAAGCATTATTAAGTACCGATAGTGCGTTTACGGTTGGTTGGGAATCCCCGCATCCTAATTTATCAGTTTCATTGTATGGTAGAGTTCGAACAGCAACGGGGGTTGTTCGAATATTCGCCGTCGTGAACGGAACGCCTTCAGAAGCGGTACTGTCGGCCAGTTCTAACATGAGCGGAGGAATAAGCGTAGACGATAGCCTAACCTATGTGTTTTATCGTAATAAAGACACTACCAAATTCACGGTTATAAACCATACCAGCGGGCAAACTGGATTTGCAACTACAATCCGAAATTTTCAGGCATCTGGTGAAACCGGCGGCCTGCACAACACAGCATATTTCAGTCTTGTCAACAGCGCGGGAACAACCAACTCGGTGGAGTTGTGCCGTATTAAGTATTCCTCCCACGCTTTGAAACAACCCATCGCAGCATTGATAGGTAACAGCATTTCCAGTGGCAGTTTTGCAACTGAGATAAATAAGCGATTTGGTGACCTTTGCAAATTCGTGATTTGCGCCGGTGGCGGTGATATAAGTGCGTCGGGCGTGTTACAAACGTATGCCCTTGTACGTCATCTGAAGCCGCAGTATGCATTTATAATGCTTGGCGGTAATGATCTTGCATATTCGGTTCCAACAGCTACTTGGCAGGCTAATCTTCTATTGTTACATGATTCGTTGATTGCGCATGGTTCTAAAATTATTTGGCTACTCGCAACGCCACGGACAGGGTTGGATATTACTCCGGTTAATGATTTTATTAAAGCAACATTTCCTTTTACATACATTGATACATATACGCCCCTGTGGAGTGGCACAGGCACAAACCTTAGTGGAACATATGATAGTGGAGATGGCGTTCACCCCAATGAAGCTGGCCACGCAAAGATCGCTGAGGTGATTATGTCGCACCATTTATATAAGGCTATTGAGAATGTTTACTATCGTAAACAAAACCTTGAAGCAATATATAGGTCTAAGGCTTTTAATATCGCTGGCGACGGCAGCGTGTTAATGAATTCCTTCACCAGTAATGCAGCAGGTAAACTTCAAGTATATGGGCTTCAGTGGAATGAGCAGGCGTTGAACGGGAATCATTACCTGTTAGTTAAAAATACAACAGCAGGCTCAAATGCACAGACTAATATCAGGGTACAGAATAATAACAACGATTTTGCCGGCACCGGTATTTACTCTACATCAACATCCGCTAATGGAGTGTTGGCAGCAGGTGGCAGCTATACATTAGGGTCGCCTTCTGCGGGCCATTCTATAGTAGCTACAGCCGGCCCGATTAAATTCGCAGCAGGTGGCTTGACAGAACATATGAGACTTGCGTCCTCAGGAAATTTACTTATTGGTAAAACGAGCGACGATGGTAATTTACTACAAGTGGCCGGGCTGCAAAGGAATGAATTTACTACTACCGGAAATGCATACCTGATTGTTAAAAACAGCGGTTCCGGAGCAAACGCACAAACAAATATCAGGGCGCAAAACGACAACGATGATTTTTCTTCCAATGGTATTTATTCAACAGGGACTAGTGCCAACGGAGTGCTTGCACCTGGAGGCAGCTATAACCTTGGGTCGCCATCTGCTGGGCATTCTATTGTTGCTCTTGCCGGCCCACTAAAATTTGCTGCAGGTGGGACAACAGAAGGTATGCGGCTTAATTCATCGAATGAATTGCAGTTAAATTCAACCTCCGATCTAGGAGCCTCGAAGCTCCAGGTAACAGGAACCATCCAAATGCAGGATGGAAATCAGGCAAGCGGCAAGGTATTAACAAGCGACGCGAATGGAGTTGGGACGTGGCAAACGCCAACTGGCGGCATCACTTCAATAAATTCGCAGTCTGGGCCATCTATCACTATACAAGGCGGCTCTGGCATTACTGTTAACACAACTACAAATACTGTCACAGTTAGCGCTGATCCTACCAGTGATATATTTACAAGGACGATCGATGTGCAATATACAACTCAGAGTAATTCGGGCACTTCTGCAACTGATCTTTATACAAAGACAGTTGCCGGATTAACATTGGGTGCCGATGGAACCAGTTTAAGTTTTGAATCAGCGGGTACCTTCAATGACGCTAGTACTACTTACGATATGAATGTCTACTTCGCGGGCACCTCTATTTCAGGCACAACTGCATTATCGATAACTGCAACGGGAAGCTGGTCCATGCGCGGAACAATTATAAGGACGGGGACCAATACATTGCGTTCCACAATTACATGGAATATAGATGGTAAGGTTTACACTAATTATGCTACACTGGGAAGCCTTGATTTTACAACATCTAATATACTTAAGATAACAGGTACGGCCGGTGGAGGTAGTGCAACAACAGGTGATATAAATGCTACTCTGTGGAAGGTAATTTATCAACCATAATTTAATGAAACAATTAATGAGTTGGCAGGATAACAATACGAAGCTCGGATTCACAATCGGAGCAATAACGGGAGTGTGTAAACTCATAATTAATATTCACCTGCCTTTGGAATTCTTTTCAAAATTGTTTGAGAGTGCCATTACAGCCGGCGTGTGTGGGCTGATGGGAGTAGCAGGGAAAGAATTGTGGGTAGTGGGTAAAAAGGCATTCATATCATATTTCAGAACCAGAAAACCAAAAAATAATGGCAACACTAAGTCTTAACAATGCCAAACATCCTGCTCCAAAATGGTTCAGGAAAACAAAAAAGGCTATTCAAATACTAACTGTTGCGGCTAATGTCATGGTAGCACAATGGGGATTTCAGGATCAACTATTAACCACTAAGCTACAGTTGTGGTGTACAATAGGCATTGCTGCTGTATTGGATGCTTTTGAAACATTATTAAAAGATGATGGGGAAGATGAACAAAAACAGATTTAATATGAAGTATTTCATTATTATATGCATGTTCCTTGCATCCTGCAGTGCAACACGTAAAAATGTAAGCCATGAATCCCTGCAGGTGGAAAAGCATTCTATGTCTGCAAAAGATAGCTCACGAATGCTTTCAGTTGATTCCAGTTCAGTAAATAATACAATAGAATGGATCACTGTTACAAACGACAGTACTTATGATGTTGTTACCGAAGAACACATTAAAGAAGAAATAGATTCGAATGTAATTCGCCGGGAAACAAAGCGTATTGTAAAACAGAAAGGGCAAAGAAGAACTGAGCTAACCTCAACAGTAATACAAAAAGATAGCACCGGTTTACAAGTCGATGAATATGCAATTGTACAACAGATACAACAGGAAGATAGTTCTGCCACTATAAACAATGATAACAGTAACGTTAAACGGTCTTCATTTATGCCTTGGTGGATTTGGCTGATTGTATTAGTAGTGTTTGGTCTTGCCTGGTGGAAACGAAACTCAATTTTTGATTTATTCATTAAATAAGTATTATGAAAACATTTCTTATCAACTTGCTGAAACTTATTATTGCCGCAATATTTGTTATTGGGATCGACATACTTATTCCATTCAGTTCTGCAAATGGTTTGGAATTTGTAAAAAGGCATGGCAAACTATTGCTTTTTGTTTTTGCAATTATCAACGTTTATGTTGGCGGTGCCATATCAGGTGGTTTCTGGTCAAAGAATATTAAAGTTGGATTTACTAACTGGCTTAAGCCCCCTATTATTAAAGGGCAGTTGAACCCTACCTACGCATTCGCAGCATTGGCCCTATTGTTCAATTTATTGGTGGTAATATCTTGGATTGAGCCATGATCTACACCATCTTCAAAGGCCGGAACCGTGCCCGGCCGTGGCGATTTGGCTTTTGGTGGAACCGGAAATGTTTCGCGTGGGCGGTTAAGTTCGAGGAATCCTGCCGGTATGATCTGCAATCAGGTGATCAGTATGATATTAATAAACTGGTCGGTATCGGTTACCTGCCCAATCACCATAAACATTCAGCCCGGTTCGGGTGGTCATATCAACTTGAAACCGGTAAAATCGAACTGCATGCCTATTGTTATGTGAATGGTGCAAGGGTAAAAAAATCGATCGCATTATGCGATATCGGCAAGGATTACAGAATAGGACTAAGAATATCCTCTTTCGGCTATCATTTCACCTGCGATGAAAAGCATGCCTTTAATTATCAGGGGAAAGGTTATGTCATAATAGCGCATCGTCATAAAAAGAAATTTTGCTACCGCCTGGGTATTTACTTCGGAGGCAACCAGCCCGCACCGCATGAAATGGAAATTCAAATAATCAAAGTATGACACTACAAGAAAAAGCGTTAGATATCGCCATCACCCAATTAGGGGTACGCGAAGATCCTGGGAATAAAAACAGAGGGAAACAAGTAGAAAAGTATTTAGCCGCTGTGGGCCTTGGCCCTGGCTACGCCTGGTGCATGGCATTTGTATACTGGTGTTTTAATGAAGCATCCGATAAGATGGCCCGCAAAAATCCATTATACCTGACTGGGGGCGTATTGGACCAGTGGCGCCGCCGGAAAGATCAATTCCGTGGGGTCACTCCACAACCAGGCGATGTTTTCATAATGGACTATGGAAAGGGGACCGGTCATACCGGCTTAGTAGAGAAAGTAAATGAAGATGGTACCATTGATACCATCGAGGGAAACACAAACGATGAAGGTAGCCGGGAAGGGTATGAGGTATGCCGGCGAAAAAGGAACCGTTCGGCAATCCATGGGTATTTAAGATTTCAATGATTTCTCATAAACAGTTAGTTTTGAAGTTAGGCCCGGTTTCTACCGGGCTTTTTTCATAAAAAATAAAAAATAATTATTGCAAATGTTTGCAATATGCAAATGTTTGCTATCTTTGAGTTGTCAAAGTTCTTTGATACACACAAACCGGATGGCGCCGGAATAAAAATGCCAACCGAGTTATGAAAAGACTCATTTTCAAACTGCTTTTATTAGCAGACCGTTTTCCCGATGGCTTTACAATTGTGTTACCGGACGGAAGTATGATTCAAATTCAATGGCTTTTCGGATCTGAAATTGAGGAAAGGCCAGATGGAATTACAATCAGGCAGGCTTTCGGAATGAGTCTAAAAGGCTCGGACTTTGATGAGGTTATCATTACCCTGTATGTAGCCGGGTAATTTAAAAGGGGGAGGTTAATTCCTCCCCTTTTATAAATGTTTTTAAATATTTTTTTATGGAAATTTTGAAAGGGGTTCACCTGCTTAAATGGCTGAAGGAAGAAACCATTAAGAAAATGGAGGAAGTTGCTTTTTCTAAATGGCAAAATAGTCGTTTAACTTTTAGGTTTCTTAAAGTCACTGATAAAGAAGTTACAATAGGAGCAACGCAGGCAAATCTGTTAAATGGTCAATACTTAAATCAAAAAGAATTGATTCAGGTTGTTCATGAAAGCTTTGACAAGTTTTTTCCAAAGCAAAGGGTATTGGTGCATGCATCACCATACAAGGAAAGCCCTGCACAGAAAGTTGATTCAGCTTGGATAAAAAAAAAGATGGAACAATTGGGTATTGCACTGAAGGATATTTGTGACGATACAGGCATGAATAATACACAACTGTCGGCTGTAATTAATGGAGTTCGACCGCTTTCTGATGCAATGAAAGCAATGTTCTTTTTTTATTTTAAAACGAAAGAAAAATAATACGATTCGTAGTTTCTTTCCTAAGCATTAAGGAAAGATTATATATTTGATTTGGCTCGGGTCCCCTCCGTGCTACTATAATCCTGGTGCTGGTTAAAGTGCCAGGATTTTTTATACCCCTCCTTGTCCTTTCCGTCATACTTCTATTTATAGATGTTTGGGGTGTGAGTTTCAATCATACTTTATCAGCAATATTACGCGGCAGGTGGTTAATACACCAGGATTGGGCTGTTGCACATTTACCCGCCGTGTTATCAATCCTTAAAGGGAATCCTGTAAGCTTTATTGTTCGAACAGGTAACCAGATGGTCGAACAGCCATTTGCCATTGAACCCAAAACTATGCGCCGGTTTGAATGGAGAAATGGAAGCAACCCAAATATTCCTGAGAATAGTGTAGGTGTAATTCCTATATCAGGCCCTGTGACAAAGTATAATGGCGATTGTGGTGAACCTGGAGCTATTCAAAGAAATAGCTGGCTTTTGCAAATGCAAAGCCGGGATAATATCGGTAGCGTTGTAATGTTGCTCGATACGCCAGGAGGTGAAGCCCGGGCAGCTACAACACTTGCTCCTACCATTACCACGTTCAAAAAGCCCATTCTTTCTTACATCGATGGTATCAATGCAAGTTTGGGCATGTGGTTATCCAGTGGCACAAACGAAGTTTACCTAAGTTCAAAGATGGATGAAATGGGTTCCATTGGCACTTACTGTACCATACCCGATTTCACCGGCTGGTTTGAAAAAGAAGGAATAAAACTGCACGAGATCTACGCCCCACAGAGTGCCGATAAGAATAAGGACTATCGGGACGCCATTAAAGGTGATTACACGGCTGTAGAAAAGGATCTCAAAATTCTTACAGAGGAATTTATTGGCTTTGTTAAAAATCAACGTGGCGATAAAGCAGCAGCATCTATAAAAGAATGGAATACTGGCAAAATGTTTTACGCAGAAGATGCTGTTAAGCTTGGGCTCGCTGATGGCATAAGATCATTTGAGCAGGTGGTAAGTAAAGCTGCATGGTTGGCCCTCCGCAAAAAAAATTAAAAACCCTTTTTAAATATGAGTTATCCACGCATTACTGCATTAGTGCCACAAGGCGAATACTTCGACAGCACAGCGCTGAATGAAGGAATTTGGGTTACTACTGGCCACTTCAATGCGATTGAAAACGCCTTAGAAACAGTTAATGGTAGTGTGACTACCTTAACAACAGAGCGCGATAACCTGCAGCAACAGCTTACCCAAGCCCAGCAGGATGCGCAAACTGCCGCTACCCAGGCTCAAAACGATTTGCAAGCCCGTGACAATACTATTGCCAGCTTGCAAAATCAAATTGCTACCCTGAAAAAAAGCCCGGCTGGTGAGTTTCAAACAACTGCTCGCGATGAAGATCCGCAACCCGGCAATTCATCAACACCATCGTATGCCGATGAAAACAACCCATTAAACAGGTTGGCTGATTCCATGTTTGGAAAACCAGTTTCAAAATAGTGTTATAATAATTTTCATAGCCATCATTTTCCGTAAACTTTAAAATTTTAAAAATGCCCGATACAACAATAACCGCCTCCCAAATAGTTGCCGATTTCGGTTCGTATTACCGAAATGAAGGACAGAACATGCAAAGCTTGCTTATACGGCCCTTTGAAGCTTTTGGTACCAGGGAGGCGTTTACAAACGTGCCTACTGAAAGTACGCAACTTCGGTATAGTGATGTACAGGTGGGTGAAATTTTGCAACCTTATCAGGATGCATACACTCCAAAAGGGTCAGTAGTATTCAAGCCAGTGGTAATTGATTTACAAATGGTGAAAGTAGATCAGCAGTTCAATCCCACAAAGTTGGTTAATACCTGGTTGGGCTTTTTAACCAATGAAAAAACCGATCGCAAAACGTGGCCATTCATCCGCTGGTTTGTTGAGGTATATATTTTCAACCAGTTGTATCAGGATCTGGAAAATCAGGCAGTGTACAAAGGAGTTTATCTGGCTCCAACTCCTGGTACGGCAGGTAATGCCGTTGATGTAATTGATGCCGTAAGAAAGATAATCAATGATGCAATTACGGCAACCGAAATAACTCCTATAGTAACGGGTGCACCAAGTACTGACCCTGAAACCTGGTGCGATCAGGTTGAGGCGTTTGTTGCTGCCATCCCTGAATTGTACTGGGACAAATCGATGGACATTAACATGAACCGTACCCTGGCCTTACGCTATTATAGAGGTAAGAAAAAGAAATACAACATCAATTACGCCCAGGTTTCCGATCTCCAAACGGTAGAAGAATTCCCCGGATTCCGCGTAATGGGTCGGGCTTCAATGTCTGGTTCTGCAAAAATTTGGAGCACTCCAAAGGAGAATGCCATTTTCGGTGTCAAAGGTTTTGAGAACAGTACAGCGCTTGAAGTTGAAAGCGTGGATCGTAATGTTAAAATTTGGACCGACTTTCACATTGGAGAAGGGTTCTTGTTGAAAGATTTGGTTTTCACCAACGACCAGGACCTGTAATTTATATCGCAGCCTTAATCCGTAACCTTATCCTTTTTTCTTATCCTCATTATATCATTTCAAAAAAATTATAAATGAAACGAATTATTGTTTTTTTGTTAAGCATAACCACACTACTGTGTTTTACCGGCAATATAAATGCCCAGCAGGTTACAGTGGTAAAAAGCGCCAAAGACACGCTAAACAATGCCGATACCAGCTACATTAAATTCGAAACACCTGACGATGCAAAAAGTATCCAGTTGGTTGTAAAAAGGGCAAGTGGAACCGCTGCAGGCAGGGCTGTTTTAAAAGCAAGTAATGATGGAGTAAATTTTATTGGTATCAGTACCGATACGTTAACGTTTTCAAATGCAGCAACCAATACAAAGTTTTGGACTATTAGCCCACTTTATTATGGATCCTATTATATTGAGTTGATTAGTAGTGGAACCACTAAGCTTACAGCCAAAGGTTATATGATTCGAAGGCGGTTGTAAAGTATAATTCTATACCAGGTACAAACAATTTCATTACCATCATTATTCTTTATGTCAAAAATCAAACAAAAGCAGGATACAGAATTTCAAGCACCAAGTGTTGAAGCGCCTGCCGATGAAATAACTCCATCTGTTGAAGCGCCTGCCGATGAAGTAATGCCACTTGTTGAAGAAGGGTGCTTTGTTGTAGATGGCAAAAAGTATCGGGTAAAGTTGCCAAAAGTGCGTATACCCGAAATAGGCGAAAGAACTGCATTGGAATTGGCTGTTGATGTTGAAGCTCAACAATGGCTTATAAAGAACAATTGCATAGGATCTGTGTTAGAGGAAGTCGTTAGCTAATTAACTGTTTCCTGTAGCTTGATTCGACAATCATTTTTAATTCAAAAACCTTTTAATATGCCCAATTACGGCAACCTTCCAAAAGCATCGCAAACCGGCAAAACAGGCGGTTACAAACCTGCCTTGTACTTCAGCCCTATTGAGGACATAACAACCTGGCAGCGGCCAACCAACACGCCTGCAGCTATTGGTGATAAAGTGAAGATCACCACGGCACATACCTGGGGAACCGGGTTAGGTGCTTATAAATGGGATTGTCAGCTTCATTCTGTTAAACATACAAGCGCTACCGTTGGTGATGCCGGCGCTCAGGAATTAGAACACACTGCCGAATTGATTGTCTTAGGAGACAATCCCGCTACGCTTGAACAAATGGTGCAAGCATTGAATGATGATAAGGTAGTATTTTTGAAAGATGCGGATTGCCTTACCAACGATTCTTATATTCAGTTAGGTGATGATTGTGTTCCTGTGGAAGCATCAATTGCCTTTGATGGTAAAACAACTAAGGAAGGTCAGAAGGCTTACACCGTTACCATTAAAAGTAAAAAGAAATTCTTTTACCTGGCAGCGCTTGATGTAACGTTCGCTTAATTCCAGAAATACTCTTTGGTAAACACTATTTTCTAATTTAAAGTTATTCATTTATGGAAATGGAATTAACTAACCCTGATACCCGTGCCCGGTGGAAACATACGGGTAACTGGAACCGGTCAATACAGATACCTGGTGTATGGTCAGGCCATGTAAAAGACATACCACCACACGCAGTAGAGGTGCTTATTAAACAGGGTAGAAAAGATTTTGTTCCTATTGAAGCCAGCGGTAAGAACAAACAGGAAACGCCTGTCGTTGAACCCGGCAAAAAATAATTTACTGTGAATAACCGGTTGTAATTCCTTACCCAATAGGCCCCGCCCGCATCCGGCGGGGCTTTTTTCTAAACTTATTTTATGGCATTAAATGCTGATAAATACAATGAAGCGGTAAAAGCCTGGGGTAGCACTGCACGTACTCAATTGCAGGCTACGGGTACAGCTATGAGTATTACCCACCGTGCAAATAGTCCTAGTAAAGGAGAAAGCCTTAAAAAAATAAAGGATAAATACGGGAGTGATAATGCCGGGTTTATAAACAAAGTCATTTTTAGCACAATTAACCGCAGCTTAATATATACCAGTGCCGGCGCTGGTAAAGGAAGGGGTGGCAACAAAGGTAGCCGATGGATTGATAAGTATGGAAGCCGTAAAAGCACCAATGCTGGTAGCTTAGGGAAAGCTGGCACCGGTGGCCGTACTGCAAAACCTTTTATTGATACTACGCTAAATGGCTCGAATGGGGTTGAAGCGTTAGCCGACATAGTGGCAATACACCAGGTTGATGCAATTATTGAAAACATTTATGTTAAATAAATATGGCAACTACTGTTAATAGAAACGTTAATATATTTATTCAAAGTGGTGAGGCTGAAAAGGCATATGACAGGCTTATAAAGAAAGAGCAACAATTGAAAATTGAATTGGAAAAGGCAACTGATCCAAAGCAAATTCAAAGGCTAACAACCGAAATTAATAAGCTTCAAGAGCCAATTGACAGAGCCGGGAAAAAACTTCGGGGTGAACTGCAACCGAGTATACGTGAGTTGCAAACAACATTAGCAGCATTAAATAAAGAATTTTTAGTTGTTGATCAGGGCACTGCTCGATTTCACCAGCTTGGTGTTCAAATACAGTCGGTAAAAAATGCTTTGGCTGATGCAAAATCAAAAGCAGGAAACATTGATGAGTCTTTAACTAAAAAAGCTTTTGGTAGTGTAAGCGGATTTTTGGAGGGTGCCGGCCTCGGTGCAGGTATTGCAACTGTTCAAGCATTAGGTAGTGCTGTTCGTAGTTTTTTCAATTCATCTATTGAGGAAGCTTTACAGGCTGAAAATGCAACAGCTCGTTTTAGGAATACATTGGACAATATTGGTCGTGCAGATGCTTTTGACCGGTTGAGCGGCAAGGCTCAAAAAATGGCTGATAAGTTTAAGTTTTTAGACAATGATGATGTTGTTGAAGTGTTTAATAATCTTATTACCTATGGTAAGCTAACAGAGAAGCAAATTGATGAGCTAACCCCAATCATTGTTAATTTTGCGGCAAAAAATAGAATCTCACTTGATGAGGCTTCAAGGGTAATTATAAAGGCGTTGGAAGGGAATGGCAAAGCGTTAAAAGATTATGGTATTAAAATTAAAGAAACATCAAGTGAAACAGAACGCTTTAGTATTATCACCGGTTTATTAAAGGAAAAGGTTGATGGTGCTGCTGAATCCTTTGGGGAAAGTTTACCAGGAGCATTAGCAAAGTCTGAACAAAAGTTAAAGGATATTCAGGAAAGTATTGGTACAAAGTTACTCCCATTAAAAGTTAAACTGCTCAGTTTTGTTGATGATGTTGCAACTGGGTTTACTAAGCTCAGCAGTACAATTTCGCTTTCATTAAAAACAGGTCTTAATATATTTCAAGCGGATGATCTTAGAAGAAACATTGAAGCTTTTTCAAAATTTACAACAGATCAGGCGCAAAAAGAATTTGATGCAATTGCTAATTTATCAGCAGCCGATCTTACCTCAGAACTTATTAAATTAAATTCAGAACTGGAAAAAACTGAAAAGTTGTTAACCGGTGCAAAGCGACAGGGAGATTCATCAAGTGACAGAGCCGAAAGATATAGACTTCGTATTGAAGTAATCAAAAAGTTAATTCCACAAATTAAAGCACAGATTAATGAGGCAGATAAATTATTGGGTTTAGGGGGAGCCGAAACGGAGGATCCTGCGAAGAAAAGCAAAATTGAAAACCTATTTCAAAAATTTAAGGAGCAGTTACTTGAACAGGCTAGGGAAATCGATATTATTAATAAAGCCCAGATTGACAAAGAATTAATTGCAAATGAAATAAAATACGACAAGCAGTTATTTCAATTAAAGGAAGCCCTTAAAAAAAAGCAGCTAACTGAAGATCAATTCATCATTTTGTCAATACAAAATGATGATAATCGATTAAACGAACAGTCTCAAATTTATGATCGATGGGTAAAGGAGATTAATCATAAAAGACTTGAAGAAGAAAAAAAGAATCAGCAAAGGATAAGAGAGATTGAAGAGCATAGGCTACAGCAGTTACTGGTATTTCAAGAAAAAGTTGCACGCAGTGCCGCTGAAACAGCCGATAAAGCCTTAGGTAGACGGCAATTTCAGTTAGAGGTGGATGAATTATTGGCTACCGGTAAAGAAAGAACTGCAATTAAAATAAAGCAGCTTGAATTAGAACGAGATAAAGAAATTTCAAATGCTGAAAAGACAGGTAAAGATATAGCAGATATTAATCGTAAGTACCAGAAGCTAATTGCCGATGAAAAGTTACAGGGAACTGTTAATCTTATCAACCAAATAGTTGGTTTCATTCAAAATGCGTCCCTTGTTCTGAATGCGTTTTTTGATGCGGCTAATCAACGTGATCAGCAACAATTAGAACAGGAACGATTAAGTAATGATAGGAAGAAAGAACTTTATAAGCGCCAACTCGATGGAAGAGTCATAAGTCAGAAAGAGTATGACAAAAAAGTTCAACAGGTAGAGAAACAACAGGAAGAACGGGAAAAGCAGGTACGTATTAGGGAATTCAATAGAAACAAAGCAACGAATTTTGTTAATACTTCAATCACAGTGGCTCGGGGCGTTGCTGAAGCTTTAGCTACTCCACCAGTTCCCAATATTGGTTTGGCTGCATTTATGGGTATTTTAGGAGCTATTCAACTTGGATTTATTGCAGCTCAAAAACCTCCAAAATTTGCAAAAGGGGGTCGCCTCGATGGTCCTACACATTCCCAAGGTGGTATGCCCATTATAAACCCGTCCACCGGCCGGAAGGTTGCTGAGGTTGAAGGTGGTGAGGTAATTCTGAGCCGCAATACTGTTCGCAACAACGCTGCTCTGGTAGATCAATTGCTGCACAATAGCCTATACAATAATGGCGCTCCAATTGTCTCAAAATGGAAGAATACCAGTTCGTCTTATCTCAATATTCCTGTTATTAATGAGAGCATGCATCGGGTTCGCCTTTTTGAAAAAGGCGGGGTAATAGCCACCAGTTCTAATAATGAAGCTACAACAGCCAATACGGCCGTAATAGCCAATTTACAAACCAGCGTCGATAACCTGAATGCTCAACTGGCTGCTGGTATCACAGCTTACTTGTCAATTTCGCAAAGTGAAAAACAGCAGCAACGAATTGATGCTATTCGTTCAGACGCAACATTTAAGTAATATGAACATTGAAAAAGTGCATATAGCATTTAAACAGGTAATTGGTACACCTGGTATTTACCATAAACTGAACATTCCAAAAAATAATGTAGCTCAGTATCGTTGGAAATTGAAACGAAACGTACATATAACGATTGATAAAAAATTGTGGGTATTGCAACGTGCTGGTTACCGGCTGGAAAGTTTTCAGTATACTGATAAGGACGTTGTAGAAGCAATACGATTTGCCATCAACGCCAGCCAGGCCACTAAAAAAATGGGTGCTGAATATATTCTTGAAAAGTGGAAATCTGCTACGGGTAAATAACCTTGTCCTTTCCTTGCCTATAATAAAAGGTGAACTTTAATTGAAATGAGCCAACAAACCATATTGCGGCATGAAGTGCTAAAAGAACTCGATACAGGTAATCTGTTCGATATGGTTTTCATAACTGCCGACCGGCGCCGGGGTACGGGCGGTAAAATAAAGCGGGTGAGCAATTGGGTAAAAATAATAGGCGGTGAGCAGGTTAGCCGCCTGCCTGGTGAGTTCAGCCGTATAACTAGTCTATCGCTTAAGAAGAACCCCAGCCATGGAGAACATAAAACTATCAATATATACAACCCGGGTAACCCCGGCGATCATGCTACCAAAGTGCATTGGCGGCTGATTATTTTTTTTAACGGCAAACGAGTACTGCAATGAGTGTTCGCATAAAAAATGGAATTGGTTTCAGCACCCGAAGTGGCGCCCTGTTTATCGATATGGGTTCTGCCGCACAAACGCCTGCCCGCAACACCACAAATGTTCCGGTCGATGATACAGAGAAGGGTTATCCGTGGGCAAAATGGGGCGATAACAATCAATTGCCCTGCGAAATGTTTCGCGACATTGAAACATGTGGTATACTAAACAGTATCATTGATGGTAAAGCACGCTTTGCCATCAACAACGGTATACTGCCGGCCCTGGTGCATTACGAAAAAAATGGGCAAATGGTGGTTGATGATATAATAATGGCTTCCGAAATACAGGACTTTCTCGACGATAACAACCACTTTTTTCACTGCTATGCATGGATGAAGGATCAATGTGGGTTCGGTAACGGTGTAGCGCGTTTTATGCTCAATGGCGCCAGAAATCAAATAGCCAGTTTTCAACGTGACGATGTTACGGAAATGAGGTACCAAAAGCAGGATGCCGGCGGCCGTATCAACAACATTTACCTCAGCGCTCATTGGGATAAGGTAAGAAGCCCGAACGATAACCGTATAATCACCATTCCCCTCCTTAACTGGAACAATCCTTTAAAAGACCTGGTTGAGCGGGTGAATGCCACCAATAAGGTTGAATTTGCAATGACCTTTAAGTACCCCGGGTGGGGTAAAAAATATTACAGCACCCCTTTGTGGTATGCAGCGTATAATTGGGTTAAAATTGCCCAGGGCGTACCGGAAATGAAAGCAGCCATGTTTGAGAATAATTTCCGGCCAAAGTACATTGTAATAATTTCAGATAAATTTTGGGAGCGGGTTTTCCTGGGCGAAGGGGAAAAGAACTGGAACGATTACACCGATGCCCAAATTTCCGATAAGAAGAACAAGGTGTACGACGATATAGATGAACACCTGGCTGGTAACAAAAACGTATACAAAACAATTTTTGTAGATGGTTATTTTACCCCCGACGGAAAGCTGGTACCCGAAATAGAAGTTAAACCTATCGATGACCCCACTAAGCAGGGGGAGTTGTTGCCCGATAGTGCGGCAGCTAATAGTGAAATAGCCTTTGCCACCTTGTTTAATCCGGCCATCATTGGTGCCAACATGCCAAGTGGCCCATATACCAACTCCCAGGGCGGTTCTAACGTTCGTGAAAGCACATTAATACAAGTGATCATTCATGAACTTGAACGTCAGAATGTGCGCCGGATATTCAACGTAATAAAGCGGTTCAATGGGTGGGATAAGAAGTATGTTTTGAACGAAAAGCAAAAGTTGGAATTTATTATACCGGCAACAATTCCTACAACGCTCGATACGGGCAGCAACGTAAAACCAATGGTAACAGGCGCGGCGCCGGCACAAGAACCGGCCAGCGCTTCATAACTTAATTATGGCACTCATTAAAACCATCGCAGAAATTAGGGCCGTTATTCCCCGCCTTAGCAGGTTAAGCGATACGGCTAACCTGCCGAATGTAGATAAAGCTGGCCGTATGCATATAATGCCTTTGCTCGGCAATGGTCAATACAGTGCGCTTAATACAAAGTATAACTCGGCAACGCCTTTAACAGCCGATGAGCAGGAACTGTTAAAGAACATTCAGTTGCCGTTATCGGCCTTTGCCCTTTTAGATGACCTGGCATTTATGCACACGATTATTACGGATAGTGGCATACGAACTGCTGGCAGTGATAAAATGGAGGCCGCGCATCGGTGGGAGTTCAGAGAGCTTCAAAACGCTCTTATGTCCTATGCTACTGATGGCATCGAGTTGTTGTTAGGCTACTTATTCGAAACAAAAGATAAATGGGCGCAATGGACGGAAAGCAACGAGTTTAAGGAACTGGATAGTTTCTTAATTAAAACCGGTACCGATTTCAAAAGATACTACCCACTTTTTCAACCGTTGCGTACGTATTGGACCTTACGCCCAATTATGCAGGAAGTAGAGGAAAATTATTTAGCCCCGGCACTTGGTAGGGACTTATTGGCATGGGTAAAAACACAGGATGAAATAATCATTACGGCAGATGGTGGCGAAGTGGATGTAAAGAAAATTTTAAAGAGGTCGTTGGCCCAGTTTACAATAAAACATGCAGGTGAAACAATGGCTGTTCAATTTGATGAGAACGGTTTTACTACCCTGGCCTTTAGAGGTAGTCTCGATAGCCCAACAAGCGATGGCAGAGTAGCGGCATCAGCTAATGACCTGGTTGGTAAACTGGATGCTGCCAATAGGGAAGGGCAGAATAATTTAAGCCGCTCAACAACCTACTTGGTTAATATAGCCAACGGCATGTATAATGTTGATTTTGGCGACGATTTTGCCAATGCCTTTGACAGTAGCCCTTTGAAAACCGATCCCAATAAGGAGCCCTACACCAACGGTAACGAACGCCGAAAAATATTCCGGTTCAGATGAAAAAAGTTAACCTCAATAAAAAATGGTATAACATTCCTGAAACATGGGACGAACTTACTTGCAGGCAATTGGTACAAGTACTTCGTATTTGCAATCTTGGCCATACTCTTTTGGTTGCGCAGGTTCAACTTTTTAAAATATTAACAGGTATTCGGTGGTTTATTTTATGGTGGAATGGGCCAATGGAGATTGAGGATAAGTTGTACCTGGTCGATTGGGTGTTTGAAGAAAATACGATCACTAAAAACCTGCTACCTATTTACCGGGGCCGCTATGGCCCTGCCGATAACTTTAGTAATCTGCAGGTGTGTGAGTTCATATTTACCGAGCAGTATTACCAGCAGTATAAAGAGGAAGGCGGTGTACAGCATTTGAACACGTTGATTGCAATTTTGTACCGGCCATTAAAAAAAGGGTACAATAAGTTGCGTAATGAAGAAGGCGATATGCGTGAGCCTTATAATGATAATTTAACAGCCTTGTATGTCCGGTCCGTGGCCAGGTGGCCTGTGGCAATAAAGGAGGCCATATTATTCTGGTATGAAGGTTGCCGCACCAGCCTGGTTAAAAATAATCCCGACGTGTTTGGCGGCGCCGGTGGCGATCCTGCAAAGTATGGCCTGTGGAGTGTAATGCGTGGGGTGGCAGAAAAGGCTATACATGGTAATATTAATGATGTAGAAAGAATGTACGTTCACGTATTCATGATGGAACTTAACGAGCTGGTAGCTGAAGCAGACCGCATTAAAGCTGCCTATAAAAATACTGGCAATGGCTGAGTACTATTTTAAAGAATTTGAAGATTACGTAAAGAGTTTGTGCATTAAGCATAAGGATGTTTTGCACGATGATACAACCCGGCGGGCTTTCATTAGATTTCAATCCGGCGAGGATGTTGAGAGTATTCCTAACAATGCAGGCAGTGTATTGGTGGTTATTGACAACTTTACCGGCCGGGCTATTGGCACGGTAGATGAAGCCCGTCTGCAACAACAGGTAAGCCTGTTGTTCGTAGTCAATGTTGCTGTTACCGACGGCAATATGTATGTAGCCGTTGAATCTGCCCTGCAAAAGGCCATGAACATCATGTTCGATTTTTATGCCCGTATGATCCGCGATATGCAGAATGATGATTGCGGACCCTTGCGCTTCCTGATGGCTGACCAAATGAATTTTTTCCCGGTTGACGGGCCTGTACTGGAAAACCATTATGGTTGGCAAATGGATCTTCCTTTTAATGTTAACGCACCGGCGTACAATGCCGATAAATGGAACGTATAAATTATGATAGGAATACAGCGGCGCCCATACACAATAAACCTGGCTGGCAACAGCATATTGTACCAACTATATGATTCGGAGGCGGTGGCCGATAACTCTTATACTTTTGAAGTAAAGGTATTATTTGCCCGTTACGAAGAAGCAGCGGCGCCGGTAGAAATTGCCATCATTCCCCTTGCTCCTTATAAAGGAGTTGCGTTCATTGATCTTGCCGACTTGCTCAATAGCCAGCTTAATTTTTATACACCCGACCCGGCTACGGCCGGCGCTCAATCTACCGGCTTGCATAGCGGTAAATTCTTCATCCATTACAGGCGTGTAAGTACTACCAATACAAACACGCCATGGAATACAAGTGAAGAACAGAGTGTATGTAATATTGTAAAGGGCGGGGTACACCCTTATATGTGGAAGGGTAATAACTTTTTCATTAATTATTTCCCAACCAATAAACCTTTTTTAACCTGGCAGCAACGAGGCCGGCTTGCCTCATTAACAGAGCCTTTATGGTTAACCTGGTTAAATACCGATGTTGCAGGAAATGTGGCGTTAACTGTAAAAATTCAACTTACTTATACTGATGCTACACAAACAACCACACAATACAATATTGCCCAACCGCTGAAACAATTTTTTGTATATTTTTTGCCCGCCGGTGTATTGCAATTAGGATTACAGGCATTGCAGGCAAACAAAACAATATGGTATTGGGATGTATGGGTAACTAACGTCAACGATGAATTGTTGACAGAAAAATACCGGTTTCAGCACGATCAACGTAACGATTATAACCAAAAGTTCCTGCTATATCGCAACAGTTTGGGCGGGCTGGATACTGTTCGTATTCGCGGCGTCATAGAAACCAATATAGCCCTTGATGGGCAGGATATTGAAATGACTGCCGCGGCCGATTGGCCGTTCACCAATACCTTGCCCCGGTTCGATGCCAGCACACCACACCGGGAATTGCCGGCATATAAGGGTGATGCTGGGTATATAACCAGGGAAGAACAAGAACGGTTGCGCGATGCCTTTCTTAACCGCGAAGTGTACATGGCCCAGGGTAGCCGGTTACTACCGGTAAAGCTGTTAACCAAACAATATCGGTTAAGGGCTACTACCGATAAATTATTCTCCCTACCAATTGAATGGATGTTGGCAGATGCTGGAAGCTATTACTATACGCCAGGGGTATCCCTGGGCGATGGGCAGAATAATTTCATTGACCTTAATAATGTTGACTTAGGTGATGGTCAAAGCAACGAAGTTTGTGAAATAATTATGTTGTTAGGAGCTGCTACAACCACTTACAGTGGGGCAAATGCAACGGTTAACTTCTTTTATCAGGTGCCAACAGGTACCCCAAAAAAGCTGCAGTATAAGATACCCGGGTTTATTACCAATTGGACTGATCTTACTTATCAGCCCAGTGGTATACTTAGTTATACAGTTCTGGCCGGACAGTCCATAACCTTATATATGCGTACTGTTTGCCAAAACGATGGATATGGGCCGGTGGTAATGAAAACAGTTAATACCACAACGGCAGGTCAGGATGCCAATAGTACTGTACGTAACCATACCGATATTCCGTTCTCCTATATTTTGACGCGCAATGGTGCCCTTATTGCTCAGGGTTCAATTGGCCCAGGTGTTTATGATCCCATTTTTGTACCGGGCGGCACTGCCAGTTATGATTTGGAGTTAATAGGCATTGTACCATCTAATGCTATTTTAAGTATAGGATTTAATGAACATGCTGGTAATATTACAGGCCAACATGTACTCTGGAATAATATAACTTCCAACGCTTTTGCGGGCATGATTATATCAATTTTTTAATTATGGATTTCGGATTACAAATAAAAGGGGAATTCCTTGATCTGTTTCCCAACACTATATTAGAGTTGGAGGAAGAAAATCCTTTCCTTCAGCTAACTAACGAAGTACAAGGTCAGTATAGTTTGCCATTGTCTATACCATTAACAGAAAAGAATATGAGGCTATTGGGTTATCCCAATCTGCTTAATGTTAAAAAATCAACTGTAGGAATTGAAACTGTTTGCATAACCAATGGTCTTCAACACAGCAGAGGACAGATTAAGTTAGAAAGTGGTCAGAGTAATTTAAATGCCAGTGGCCGTGGAAGTATTTCCGTTTACTATCTTTTTGGAGTTAGCGACTTCTATAAGTTTGTTGAAAATAAGTCATTGGCTGATTGTGACTATGGTTCAGATATTAGCTTTCCCTGGCATGGCACAAACGTTTATAGCGGTAATGGATTTTGGGCACATGTAACAACTGTTATGAATAGCTCACCAGGAACGTTTGATTATGCAATATTTCCAATAATTAATGCTGGTGGCTTAACCAGGTACCAGGCGCAAGGACCTTGTATCCTTAATTTTGGTGGTAGCATTACAAGTGGCGATGGAAGCGCCAATAACCCTTATGTATTACCAGGTAATTATACCTTAGATCTTAGTTGGGTAAACTTCCGATTAGGCTGGCGCAATGAAATTTGCCCCTTCCCATATCTAAAATTCGTTATTCAAAAGCTTTTTAGCACATTCGGTTGGTCAGTTCAGGGATCTGTTTTAAATGATCCTGATTTTCTTAAAATTGTTTTGCTCCATAATAAAATAATCGATTATGTTGGTCCTTCAGTAGCTGCTCTTAATGGTAGTTCTCAGTTTGTTGTATGGAATATGAAGAATCATGTACCGAGGGTAAAAATTGGTACATTTTTGTTAGCGCTGAGTAACCGATTTGGTTGGTGGCTCGATTTTGATTACAGAAAAAAAATAGTAACCATTAGGCACCGGAACAATGTAGTAGCCGTACGTACCCAGAGAAACGTTATTCCTGCAGCAACCTATAATTTTAAAGTAAATAGTGAAGCCAAAATTTATAGCATAAAACAGGCATCCGGAAGCGGTGAAAAAATTGATGTTACCAATTTGCAGGGCATAGTGAATAATCGGCATAATTTACCAACTGCCGGTGAAGGTGTGGAAAATCAAATGTTCTTTGTGCTCAGTGAGAATGCATATTACAGATGTGTTAGTGATGAAAACATATTTACATGGGAGAAATCTGCCGATAATACCTTTGATTATATTCAGAAGGACCAAACTGATGAAATAATAACAAACTGTTTGGTACCTGAAAGCTACTTCGATTTGCTGCGGGATATTGGCAGGAACAGCCTTAACCGAAATATTACTGTACCATATATCAATATATTCCCTGGTGAAAGTGAAACTGATACTTTTTATGTGGCTTATAATTTTGGATTAAAAGATAGTTATAACTCAAATGGTCAACCTGATTATAAATATCCTATGGCATCGGCAGGTTGCTATGATAATAAAGGTAACTTAATAACTAGCACAGCATTGGTGTTTGAGTTTAATGATGCAACAACCGATTATGGTTTATTCATAAAAAACTGGTCCTTCTTTTTAACCTTTCTACAGCAGCGGGAAGAAATAACAATACAAATGCCTTTTACTGTTGCCGAATTACTGAATATAAACTATACGCAAACCATTTTAATACGTAATGCGGAATATTTTATAAAAAATCCACACTTCAGACTGCCTCTTAAAGGGTTCGTTAACATGGAATTAATAAGGATTTAACCTTATTTTGATAAATAATTATCAAAAAATGGTAACTGGTTATCAAAAAACATTCTATGTTTGCCCTGTCGAAATCGTGCTATTAACTTATTAAATCCCAGTCAGCCGGTAATTGTTACTGCAAAGGTAACATCCGAAGCGGTGCGATTTCGACACCCGGCTGACTGGGATTTTTAATTTTTATATATGCCTTCTACATCCACCATAACCATCCCACTTTTTATGGTAAAGCCCGGTACCTGGGTGATCTTCCCCCACAGGCCACGAAAAAAGTTCCTGGTGCGTGATCATCATCATACATATATACGTATGCGCCCCGGCTTAGTGAATGACTATGCTGATGGCAGAAATTTCGATCAATTGCCTGGTACACGCTTAAAGGATAGCAGCGGCCGCACCTATGTAGTTGATAGTTCAAAATTTGTTATTGAACGTTAATGCAATTACCATGGCCTGGGAAACTGATAATGACCCAATGACCGCTGAAAAGGCTATTAAGCTGAAAGCACATGAATACATTATGCGCTTCAAAAACGTTGGCATTAGCTGGGATAAAAGTAAGCTGGCCGCGGTTGTTCTGGTGCTTGAACTGAAGCAACAGTACTTTAAACGCTTTAAGGGAACGGAAAACGACATAGTAAAAGCAATCTCGCATTTTGAAAAACTGGAGCATGATATTCAGGCATATTAACCCTCTAAACTCATTACAATGTTATTTACTGATGGTTTACACCTAATTTCAGATATTGGTATCGAAGATCTTCATACCTATGCCCAATCCATGGGTATTGACCGAACTGCATTTGAAGTAACTGGTATAATTGCAAGCCATCCACATTACAAGATTTATGGAAAAGTTAGGCAGCGAATATTAACCGATAACCAGGTAGTCCATACATCCAGTCGGCACCTGGTTAAATTGCTGCAGCTTAACTACAATTTTCCGCGTACTGAGAAAGAAATAAGTGAATGGGAGAATAAATATGGCAAAATTGATGCTGTAAAAAATAATACGAATTGCGATAAGATCGTAAATAAGGTACTGTCCATATTGCGCGTAAATCCTAGCCGTTATAATTGATCGCCCTCAATTTTTTTAACATTAAAACTAAAGTTTGCTACCTTAATGCAAAACATATTTTGTATGAACGATTTACAAATTATTTTGGATTTATGGTGGTTATACCTAATTGTTGGTTACCCATTATTTACAATATTTAATACCTTAATTGCACAAGATTATAATATAGGCTGGTTCAAAGCCCTTATTTATAGTCTTTTTTTAACCCCTTGGATTGCCGCAATATGTGTTTTCGCAAGCGGTAAAAAATTAGTTAGTTAAGAAAAAATTGTTACCTTAGGATTGCAGAAGAACACCAAATTATTCATTATGTACAGGTCAATCCTAAGATCTAAGATTAAAATTTTTCCCCCACGAGCCGGTTGGCCCGGTAATTCTACTCATTCCCTGTACAAGGGTTTGGTTGTCTTCTGCAGCGTGGGGGAATTTATATTTAAAACAATGTTGTATGCAGAAGGCAACCGCAAAAAATCAACAATCTTCCTTCCAACGGAAGCTAAACAAACTTAGCAAACATCTTAAAAGCAAACAGCACTCACCCGATCAGGAGCATTATGCCGCATTACGGTTATGGATGTTAGATCAGGATTACCATTTCAACCAGCTTCGAAATGATTGTGTAAACATCATATTGTTCCTGGGAAAGCAAATGGCCGAAACCAACGATGAAGTAACCCGGCGTAAGCATTATGGTCATATGCAAATGATGGCAGGGTTGTACGAATTTTTTGATGATGCGGTAAATAATCATTTGGGTATTAATACAGAACCAAACTGCTAATTAAATTTATCAAGACCGGTTAAACCCGGTCTTTCTTTTTAACAATGTATTTTAAATGATTTTTATACATTTATAAACTATTGATTTTACCCTTATTAACTACAATAGTGTAATTCCAGCCAGGCGATATTCAATTATTATTCATTTAACTTCTTTATCTATGGTATTTCCAGTTAACCGTAGGAGTTATTTTTTTACTCCGCCTGCAGATAAGTATTTTATTTATTTTCTATTAATTATTTTTGTGATCCCCTATAATGCCGCCTATATTAGCGGCTCTAAAATATTATTGTCGTAGTCTTCAGTTGATCGAAACGGGCAAAATTTTACTTAACACGAAGACTACTGGCCCACGCTATGCGTGGCCGGTAGTTGCTGTGTTAAGGGTACGCCCGTGCCTGATCAACTAGCAACGAGGGCCGCGCTTTTTTTGTACCTATTTAACACCCCAAAACCGCCTTAACTATGTCCCAAATCCCTGCATTGATGCAAGTACCAACCACAATTGAACAAATTCAGGAAACATTGGCCCTGTTTAAGTCAGAATTGACCATTGAACAGGTAAACTATGATCTGGTTAGTATTATTACGCTAATTGGCCAAAAAATTAAATGCCCTGACTGTAGCCAGGAAGAAAGGGAGCGCTACTTTTCATATATGCTGTTGCTGCAAAAAATTTACCGTCTGGTAAACGACATAAACGACATTACCTGCACATGATATTTGTCCTTTCCAGCTAAAAAACATCCACCGAAATTTCCAGCATGGTAGACATTAAAGCCTGGCTCAACAGCCGGGTTAAAAACTATGATGCAGGGGTGAAACTATATTTAAGGTTCGGGAAAGATCCCGCGCTTGTAGCCCTTTTTACAAAAGAAGCCGAAAGCGATTTTAAACGCACGCGGCTGCAACAGGCGCTGCAGGAATTGATTTGCCCTACGCCGGTTACAACTGAAGCCAATCTGAAGTTTTCTCCATTGATCTATAACGCCATAAAACCTGAATTTAACCAACTTCACAAAGGGTGGCCCAATCCGATCACTGACCCCGTTATTCAGGCCCTATTTGAGCAATGGCGCCCTTTGTATTCTGAATTGATGAGCGCCCAACAGCGCATCTATGAAGTTGCCCTGCAAGGCGAAAATGGCAATACGGCCAAAGCGCTGGAATCTTGCCAGCTTGCTCACCGAATTATGGATCTGGATAATCAGTGCGACGATCTCTATGCACAACGTGATCATTATCTGGCCAACGGTCACCTACCTGATGGCGGCTGGGAAAAAGAGGTAGTAGGTGATCCGGTTCGATGGGTAACCGAGCGGCAAAATGCTTTACGTTACATCCGCGACTACCGTGCAAAGATTAAAAAGGACCCCACAAACAAGCTGGTTCCAAAATGGGAGCAAAAGATACTCGATTGGCAAAAGGAAGTGGACCAGTTTAATAAACTTTTAAAGCTCGATGATGAATGAAACAGTTAGCACAAAGAGGGGATGTTAAAACAAGGATTGGTAAGTTCCTGGCCGGCGAAAAGATACTACTGAACAGCGATGAAGAAAAGATTTTAGCCCGGTGGGAAACGGCTAACGAGCTTTTGGTAGCGAAAGAAAAGACCTGGTTGCAGATTCGTGATCATATTGCCGGAACTTTTTCCGTTTCAAAATTCACCGCTGAAAATGATATCTGCAACGCCCAGGAGGTATTTGGTTCGAACCGTAAAATCAATAAACGGTTTCTGTTACACCTGCACCTCGATAGGATGGATCGGGATATTGAACGCATTCGTGAAGGGTTGTTTTATATTGAAGATGACGAATTGCGGGTGAAAAAGAACCGTACCCCAAAAGACAAAGAAATCGCCGCTTTTGCGCGTCTTATGGAAGCCTACACCTATGCCCTTAATAGCATCCCCGATGATGCTGACAGAACCAAGCTACCACCACCCATTTACATATTCAAATTACCTGATGGGGTTAGCATAACCCAACCTATGAGTGTGGCGGATGCCTTGAAAGCTGCTGATGAATACATCGATTACGAAGAAATCAACAACAATGGACCAACCGATATACAACCCGATGGATCAGCCGGTACGCGAGAAGGTGATGCCGGTACCGCACATGATGATTCGCCTGGTGAGGGCGAATAACACTTATTTCGTGGCAAACCGAGGTGGGTTTAAAACGACGATGGGTATCAGCCTGTATGTGGTAGATACCGTAAAGGAATTGCCCCGCTCAACGGGCATCATATGCGGCCCAACATTCGAGCACCTGGGCGATAATACCCTGAATCCATTATTCAATAGCTTAAATGAAGATGGCTTTGAACCGGGCGTGCATTACGTGCTAGGCACCAAACCGCCAGATACCTGGGAAAAACCACTCATCCGGGTTGATACGGCAAAGAAATATGATCATATGATCAGTTGGTGGAATGGAGTGAATCACTTCCTGATTTCAATGCAAAAGAAGGGGTCTGCGAACGGGATCTCCGCGCAACACGGTGTATTTGATGAAATCAAACTGATGGATGAAAAGGAACTAAACGATGTGGTGTTTCCCGTATTCCGCGGTAATGAAAAGGCGGTAATTACCGAGGAAGGCCACCCGAATAAAGGAATGCGATTCTATGACCATCCGTTGTTTATGAGTAAGTTTTTTGCCACTGATAAGCTGGCTGATCCGGCCCATATACGGTGGGTGCTCAACAAAAAACAACTTAATGACTACCGAAAGCTGGATATTATTTTAACGCTGCAGTTGGAGTTGAACCGGTTAAAAGAAGAATATGACGGCGCCGGCATCAACAAACGCCAGAAGTTAAAACCAAAGATCCACGCCATTGAAGTGCGTTTATCCAACCTTCGCCGCAACCTTACCTTCTACGTCGAAAGCGACCATACGCACACCATTCAAATATTGGGACAGCGCTGGTATGATGATAAAGTCGCCAGCACCCGACCGTATGAGCTTAAGGTAGCTATTAAGAATGAAGATCCCGATCGTCCCGAGGATGGCTTCTATCCAGACTTTGACGAGAATAAACATTGCCATGAGCTAATGAATGATTATGATGCTAATAAGCCATTAATTATTGCTGCCGATTATCAACACAGTGTAAGCCCTATCCCAATAACACAGATTGGTAAACTACAAGGTAAGCAAAAAGATTCATTGAACTATATTGATTGCATACACACATTAGCGCCGCAAGGGTTAGAAGATGCTGTTCAAATGCTGTGTAATAAGTATAAGCTACATGGGCGTAAAGTGGTGTATTATATATACGATCACACAGCAAAGGGTAAGCGTAATGATGCGGAGAAGTATTATACCATTGTGCTTAATACCTTCCGTAAGAATAGATGGAAGGTTGTGGAGGTCTATACCGGCCTGGCGCCTACTCACTTCGATAAGTACAACGACACCAAAACGTGGTTAAAGAACGATACAGGTGATACAATGGATATTTATATCAATAGGAACCGGTGTTGCAAGCTCATACGATCTATCACAAGTGCGCCGGTAACCATGAAAGGCGGGAAGACCGAAAAGGATAAGAAGTATGAGAACACCGCGAAATACCCCAACCTTGATCAATCCGAAACCACACACTATAGCGACGCATTTGATATGATCAATCATGGCGTGCTGAAGCTTAAGCGTGTACAATTCAGCGCCTTTGGGGGTGGTGGCTTAGGGTTTAGAATGTATTGATTATCAATGTAGCATGGCGATTCATGGAGCGTATAGTATAGCGCTGTACGAAGCGTATTGTATAGCGCCGTACAGCGCGTCATATATCTATGCCGGCAAACATCCGCCGGCCGCGTTGACAGGGACACCCAAGAATCGAGCGCCTTTTTTCAAATTTATTTGGAACAACCGTTCCGAATTGGTTGTGCGGTAGTAGTTTGGTAAATATTACGTTACTAAAGTCCTATATAAAGCTATTGAAGTTAATTTGCTCAGTATCAATAAAATAAACCCCTAAAGCACGATTGTATTTTTCAGTCTGTACAGCACTGGAATGCCGGTTCTGCCGCTGTTGCCATTTAAGGTCAACCTTGCCTTTATTTTTTATTAGATATTCAATATTGCCACTATGTTTTAATGCGTAAGGATTTTTATCAATCTGCAGTTCACTATATTTAACCAAATCATTCCATAAGTCATTAAAGTGATACCGTTGATTTAACATTACTTCACCTGGTAAATACCCATTTCTGCCGAATATATAAAAGGTATCAGGATACTTCCCCAAATCCATTTCTACCAGAAATTCATACAAGGGATCAAGAATTTGCACCATGGCGGGTTTGTCGTTTTTTGTTTCCTCCTTTCTAAAAATTATAGCCCGATTCGTTAGATCGATATCCTTAATCCGCAGCCGCATTATTTCTATGGGTCTTGCCCATGCATAATATATGAAGGCTAAGAATCTTACAAATGGCCGCTGTTCTTTTTCGAGCAAGTGCTTAATAATTCTTTCTAATTCTTTAGCAGTAAAAGGTTCAAATATATCCTTTCTGCTTTCCTTCAGTTTGCGGCCTCTTTGAGCCTTTAAAACCGGTACGTTGCGGAATGGATTGGAACCAATTTTTAATTCATCCCACAAAATGCCCAAATGTGAAACCGTTGCATTCACAGTTTTTCGGGCTAGTTTACAATCTTCCTTTAAGTAGGTTTGAAACTGTAAGCATTCTGATAGGTTTACCTCATCGATCTTTAGTTGCCCTTTGTTTTTTGCATCTAAATATTTTTTCCAACGCCCAAACATTAACCGGTATGTTTCACCTGCATTTGGAGTACTGATCTTGCATAGTTCATCCAATATTTTTTGCAGTTGATCTTTACAGGTAGGTATGATCACAACTTTATTGGTGACTGGTTGTGATTGTAACTTTATTTCTTCAAAAGGGTTGTAGCCTTCCTTTAATCTTTCCTTCATGAATTTTACGGCTTCATGCCCCCATGCATAGCGGTCAGATAATGTACGTTTATAATTCATTTTAAACGTTGGGCGGAACCGTTCCATCAAGTGTGTTTCCGGATTAAGGAAGTAGTATTCCACATACCAGGGTTTGGTAATATCTCCGCCGGCATCATACAATTCCGGTTTTGTGTACTGTGTTTGCAT